TCGATTACGTTGGCGCCCATTGCTCGACCCCCTAGACCCGCTGTGGCCATGCCCAGGTGTGGCCGCCGACTCCTTCAGTTGCAGAGGTGGCCCAGAAACAATCATTGCCGTCGAGAAAAACCTGCCCGTTTACGCAACTTGGGCTCCAGACCCTCGTTACGAGCATCGGGAACTGATCGCCAGCCTTAACACTATTTCCGATGTGGGCTTGAGCTCCAACGGGCCAAGTTTCCGGCAGATTTACCGCTTGAGCAATTTCTGATCCGTTGTTTGCAAAACGTTCTGCGATGGAAGAACTCGTGGTCCGACGACGATTGATCTGCTCTGCATCCTGTTCATGCAAAGTGTAGATCACAATGCGACCGATGCTGACTGAGATTTGCATGTAGTGATCCTACACCAACAAAAGGGTGGCCTGGGGTCTCCCAACCCCAGGCCTGGATTTGCGCCGCGCCGGTGGCGACACTCCTCCGCTCGTTAGAACACGTTGGTGGCGCCGAACTTCCCGAGTCCGGTGATGAACGCGATGAGGTTGGGCGTTTTGACTGCCAGGACCTCCTCGGAAAAGACGCCGAAGGGATACTTGCGGCTGGTCTGCGCGAACTCGATGCCGTATGTGTCGCGCCGCACAAAGACGCCGCGCGTTTCGCCCAGCCGGGAGTTCGCGTAGGTTTCCTGGAGCTTGTCGACGTCGAAAAGGATCGTCCCAGCAGGCAGGTACGGATGCTGAATCACGTCGACAAACTCGCCGCCGGGCAATCCGAAGATGTTGTGGTACTGCGCCACCCGGCCGTTGACCGCGATCCCGGATCCGTCGGTGTTCGGGCCGCCGTTCGGGAAGAAATAGTTCACCGCGGTTGAACTCGAGGAGCCGACCATGAACGCCGACCGGAAAGCAGGCACCTGATCAGACGACAGGTAGATCTTCGTCGGGCCGGTGAGAGCCGCCTGCTGGATCTGGAAGAGGACGGTGTCGATCTCGGTGATCGATCCCACCAGGCCGCCGTTCGTGAGTCCGGCGCCGTGATTGTCCCAGCCGTTCGTGCCGAGCGCCGTGCCCCAGGAATTCAGGGTGAACGTGGGCACCGGGAGCCCGGTCATGTACGCCGAGTTCGAGGCGATGGTGAGCAGGCCGTCCATGTCGAGCGCGTTGGTCGATAGGTCAGTCGCGAAGCCAGCGTAGCCACCGGAACCGGCATAGGCCGCGGTCTGTGTGCCCTGGGTCTGGCCCGTGTACACGAAATACGACTGCCCGATGGTGATGCCCGTGAGCTTCGCCGAGGCCGCCGCCGGCGTAAAGCTGCTCGAGGCGTTGACTTCCACGAACCACGCATAGCCCCAGGCACCCGCCTTCGGGGTCGCGTAGAAGAGAACATTCTTGAGCGGACTGGTCGTAGGGCCCGCGACGTTTGAGACCAGCGAAACGATCGCCGTGCCGCCATTGATGACGTCCGAGGAGCCGTCCGCGTTGGTCCGCAGGTACTGAGTGGTGATGCCGGCCGAGACCGTGTTGTTCGGATTGATGGCCGCGCGGTAGTTGAGCGCAACGGCGTAGGCGGCGGCATAAGCGCCGGTGGGCAGATTCGTCGCGTTGTTCGAGGCGTTGCTGAGTGCCGTGAGGGCCGCAGTCGGCGTGTTGGTCGTGCCGATCTGCAATGCGCCGTTCGAGGCCGTGGTTCCGGCGCCGCCCAAGTAGCTGCGCTCCTGCATGCGGATGAAGCGCAAAAGCTGCCACATCTTACCGTCGCCCAGCGAGTCCTCGTAGCCCTCGGAAGCCGAGATCGACTCGTAGGTCACGAAGTCGTCGGTGCCGAGCGTCACGTAAGGCGAGGAGAAATTCAGCAGTGAGAACTGGCCGTTCGCGTTCGTGTTGCCCTCGGAGACGCCCGGGAACTGCTGGGAAGCATCGATCGCAACTACCGCCTTCCACTGCGGCTGCACGCCGTAGCCGGCGTTTACCTTGTCCCACCGCGGCGTGGTGTTCCGGATGTGCGAGAAGATCGGGTCCAGCATGTACGCCGGCGCCCGGAGATCGATGAAGTTCAAGCCCAGGCCCGTGGTGATGCCCGTGGTCGTCGACTCCTTGACCAGCGATTTTCCGTGCATCTTCACGAACCGGCGCCAGGCGTCCGCGCCGTTTTCCGAGACCAGGCGCTCGATGCGCCCCATGTCGGTCTTTGAGACCAGTTGAGCGAACTGCGCCTGCGAGATGCCATTGTGACCGTCAGTCACCGCCGAAGGGTGCATGGGTGTTCTCCTTTACCGGCGGTCTGAATTCGTCACTCGCGCTGGGAGGGCGCGTCCTGCAAAAACCTTTACTGCGCTGCGATTAGCTCGCCGAAAGCCGCGTCGGCCGTAACCGATTTCGCGACCATGGAAGCGCCCGTCGCCGGGATGTTCTGCGGTGCGGGGGTCGTGGCGATCTTCTTCTCGAGCTCGTCGACCTTGGCGAGGACCGGAGCCAGGGCGGCCGTAACAGCCTTGGTGATCGGATCGGCAGCAGCTGCAGCAGCAGCGGCATCGGCTGCAGTCTTGGCAGCCTTTTCGGCGGCGTCGCCCTCGGGCTCCTCGCCGGCGCCGGCATCCTTGGCGGCCTTCATGCACTTCTCGCAGTGGTCCATCATGGCCTGGTGCGACTTCAGGATCGGATGGTCTTTGGCGAGCTGCCCCTCGAGCTTTTCGTGGAGCGCCTTGTGCATCTCCATGTGCTTCTCCAGATGCTCCTGGATCGACTTCGCTGCCTTCGTGAGACCAGCCTGATCGGTGATTTTCATCGCCTTCGCTCCTTTGCCGCCCGCCGCGGCCATTTCGTCTGCTTCCTCGATCGCCATGGCCTTGAATTGCGCCAGGAGCTCGAGCCATGCCTCGCGCAACCCGTCGGGTACCTTGCTGCCGTCATCCTCGAGGTCGCGCTCGAATTCAGTCTGGAGACAGAGCCAATTTAGGCCCTCAACGATGTCGGCTAACCACCCGACCTCGTACATCCCCTTTTTCAAAGCGATCTTAGCACAGGCCCTGGTGATAGCCGCCTTATCCGCCTCCGACGTCCAGCCCTCGGGGATCAACCGCATGAGCCCCAAAGCCTTCGCCCGGGCGATGATGTGCTTCTTCGCCTTTTCCTTGTCCGCGGCCCGGCCGTAGGCCTGGATCGCGTTTTTGAGGTCCTCTTCGTTCTCGATCGGGAAAGAGCCATCTTCCATGGCCGCGCCGGTCGTGGCCAGGCGTTTACGCTCCTCGTCCGAGAACTCCCGCTTAAACATCAGCGTCAGTTGCGCGACCTGCTTCTCGAGCTTCCCGAGCGCCAGATCCGCGGGGGCCGGAATCACCAGAGGCACGGCTTCAGTCGTGCCGTTCGCCTTCCGCAGTTCCACCGTGCGCCCCTTCATGGTTTCAACCAGGGCCGAGGGCAGGCAGGGGGAATCGACAGCCGAGACTTCGGCCGGATCCGCGATATAGCGCTTGCAGCCGGAGTGCACCGGATCCGGGAGGAGGTCGCCGACGTAAGCGCCGCCCTGCGAGAACCCGATCAGAACTCCCTTTTTGAACTTCTGGATGGCGACGGGTTCAACCACGTTGAAGCCCATGCGAATGGTCTTGTTGGCATCATCGAACTCGATCGTCCGGCCGGCGCCGATCGCGATCAGCTGATGCATCTCCCGCATCGGCATGATCGAGGGCTCCATGCCCTCGACGGCTGAGGTCAACTTAAACATGCTGCTGACCTTGGCCTGATAGTAGGGCTTCGTGCCGGCGTAATCGCAAACCTCGTTCTCGAGATCCGGCTGCTCGGCTGTGACCACTCCAAAGACGTTAAGCGAGCCGTCGCCCTGCTCCTCCATCTTGGTTAGCGGTACAAATTTTTGAAGCTTCATCCCCAAACCTCGCTCACGACGCTCCGGCTGCAGCGACCTCAATCCCGTTCACCGCAATTGTAAGCGCCGCGGCCTCGAGAGCTGCGATTGCCTCACCCTGGGCGGCCAGAACCGCCTCGTCCTCGTGAATGGCCGTGACAATGGCCTGCTGTGTTTCGTAGGGTTCGCTCGGGTTGGACAGCACCAGATTGCCCATTCGTCTGCCTCACTGCGAATACCCCGTAAGCCACCAGTGAGCGCCATCCCAGGCAAAACTGGCGATGCCGCCGACAGCCGCGCCACCAGGGATTGCATAGAGCTGCGGATTGCCGGCATACTCGGCGGCGTTGCCCGTGTTGACATTCAAGGCCGAGCCGCCGGCGTCGGTCGAGATGACCTTGACAGTGATCGTTTTGCCAGGAGCCACGCCGGCGGTGGGCAGCGTGATGCCCTGGGTGCCGTCCATGACGCCCGAATAGAAGATCACGCTGTCGGTGGCGAGCGCCGTGTAGCTTTCTGAAACCGATTCAGGTGACGGCGTGGCCGGCGTAACTGCCGCTAACGTCTGCTCATCCTCGAGGACCGAGGTCACCAGCGCCTGCAGAGTTCCCTCTGGCGAGCTGGGGTTTTGAAGCAGCCTCTGGAGGTTCGTCATCGGATCACCGCCCCCTTACGCGCGAAGGAAACCACCGAATGGAGCCGCAACTTTGGCACCAGCAGGCGCACCTTTTGCGGCCGGTTTCGCGGGCGCTTTCACTTCAACCGCACCCCGCGTCAACGCGACGCCAGCGAGATCCTCCGCACTCACGTACCAGACCCCGCCAAAGGCATCGAAGGTGATCGTGTCGCCAGCATCGCCGATGCCCTCCTGCTTCGAAGTAAATCCTAGCACGCTCATGAAATGCCTAATTGACGCGCGGTCCTGCGCAAGCGCTTCCGCTGCCGGCCACTGACGCCCCGGGGACGCCGGGCAGCCGCCTCAGCTATGGCCTCGTTACGAATCAGTCTGGCACCCCGGTAGAACGATGCGCGGTCCTTCTCCGCGGCGATCGCCTGCCGGGCGCGCTCCCGGAACTCCGGATCCGTGACCCGGTCGATCAGGTCCTGGGGCATCCCCTCGAGCTGCGCGGGGTCGATCGAGCCGTCCTCGTTGAAAGTGAGCGTTCGTTGATGTTGTTTGTTTTCTTCCGGTTCTGGCACCGGCTGGGTGGGGTCATTCATGTCAACCCCCTTTTTTGACAGGCACGACCGGCATCGGGTGCCGGCGATGGTTCCCGTTGCCCTTGCCGTTACCATTCGCGACCGGCCGCCGCAACTGAAAGGTCAGCAGCGCCTCGACGCGGGCACCGAAGCCAGAGCCCACCTGGTGGGAGCTTTGGCCGATGAGGTCATAGTCCGGGAGCAGTCGATCGAGGGTGTCCTCGACATCTTTAATCAGGCAGGTTTCCACAACGTGCGGGGCTTTGGGAGAATCCATCATTCCTCTCCGGCGAGTTTTGTAACAGTCAACCAGCAACGGCAAAACAGGTGCGCCCCAGGCGCATAGATCATCGGCGCGAACTCGTAACCCACCGGCACGGGGCCGAGCGCGCTAAAACTGGCGCAAAGCGGGCAACAACCCAGGTCCATGACCGTCCACTGGTACTCGAGAATCTTTCCCGAGGCGGCCCAGGAGTCGACGTGGCCGAGGACCTGCTGCCGGCTGATCTCGTTGTCGGCGATGAGTTCGCCATGGTCGGGCGTCCAGACAACGCTGGCCTGGAGCACCGACTCGAGTTGCTCGGGCGTCCAGTCCTCGGCGATGGCCTGTTTGATGGCGTCCAGGACGGCATTCTTGGCGGTGGTCGAGATCGCCCAGGCGGGAGCTGTGGCCTCGGTCAGCGAACCGTCCTCCTCGAGGTCGTAGCCAACCATCTGCGCAGCGCGCTGGTCGGCCGCCCGTTTCGCCTTCGGCATCGCTTCGGCGAGGGTGCCAGGAAGCGATGCCGCAAGGTTAGCCGCGGCCTGGTAGGCACCCGCGTGAACGCCTTCTTCCGCCGCGATTTCAAAATAGGGCGCCGAGATCCCGTACAACGTTTCGTAATCCCAGCCCAGCAGAGCAATGATCTCGGCCGCGCGTCGATCGCGGTCCTCGGTGCTCTCTTGTTTTAAGAGCGTTCCATGTGGAACTGCTGCCTTATGAACAGCGAACTCCTGCGCGACCTTGCTCGAGATGCGCGCCTTTTGGTCGGCCAGAAACTTCTTCAGCTGGCGCGCGAACTCGTTCCGGGCCTGCCGGCTGCGCGGGGTAAGGTCGCCGGCGCGCACCTTGAGGCCGGCGATTTTCCGGACTTTGGCCGGCTTCGCTCCATCGATCGGGGGTCCGTCCTCGTCCTCGTCGTCCTCGGGCCCCGCGGCCGGCTTCTGCGAGATGGACATCCAGCCGGTGGCCGTCATGGCGCCAAGTTCGTTGGCCTGGGGCTCGGGCCGCGGATCGTCGCCGCGGGCCTCACGAATCTCGTTCACGCTGTAAGCGCAGCTTTTCAGGTAGAGCGAGTCGACCGTGGCCTGCTTCACCGGGTCCATTTCCCGCTCATCCAGGAACGCGAACTCGACATCGTCGAGCTTCATCTGGCGCTCGATCACCTGACCGTTAATCACGTTTTCGATGTGCTTCAGGTACGGCTCAAGCCCCTCGATCTGGGCGACATCAGAGGACTCCTTCGCCGTGCCCCGATTGACCTGTTTGATCAGGTTCTGCGGCGAGATCGAAAAGGCATAGGCCACAACCCGGATGAGGTAATCGTCGGTGACGTCGGTCAGCGCCTCATGCTTCGTCATCGTCGGCTCGCGCTTCGCGTCCGGGATCATGATCATGCGGCGCTTCATTTTCAGGTTGCCGGCGAGCATCGAATCGAACCACTTTTGGAAATCCTTGATCTGCTGCGCTGTCCAGGTCTCCGGCATCGGCAGAAGGCCCTCGGGTACATTCCCCGAAACGTAGTAGTCGCGCAGAAACTGCTGCCGGTTGGCGCCGATCGAGAGCGTCGTGATGATCTGCTCCACCGGACCGAAGCCCCAGCGGGAATTCACCCGCGGATTGCGCGGCGAGTAGATCAGCTGGTCGACCGTGTACTTCTTCTCCTCGGCTGAGGCGGCGAGGTTGGCCGTCGGGATCCCGAGAATGATCTGCTGGTAAGCCGGCGACGGGGGCTGAGGAACGAAACCGAACTGGTCGAGCAACGGCGTGATGGTGGAGCCCGAGACCAGGCGCAGAGAGAGCACGTCGCCGCCTATCGACTTGATCGGATAGATGCACGGCGCGTCAAAGACCAGGAGTTCCTCGAGCCACATCCGGATCCAAAGGTCGAAGGTGTGCACGCCGTCAGGGCAGCGCAACAGAGTCGTGACCTTGGAAATATTGGGGTTCTGTAGCTGGCGATCGGCCGCGGCCTTCTTCGTTTCACCAGGCTGGGCCTTGACTCGGATGACCCAGGGCCGGTTTACCACCTGGTCCTTACGGGTCTCGATCATCAGCCGACAGAGGTCGAAAGAGTTCGAGACGTTCCAGAGCTGGGGGAATTTGATCGCGACGTCGCCGCGGGGCGTGAACTGGAGGTTGATGCCGGGCGTGAAGTCCCACTGCCGGATGCCGACACCGAGCTGCAGCGTGGGCCGGATGGGGTTCTGAGGGCTCGCCCAGGAGCCGGGCG